CCTGAAGACGTGATGCTGACCTGCCAGATACGCTGCGCCTTAGCCAAGGACCCTTCTATCAGTGATGTTGAGAGAATAATGCGGTCACATGAAGTGCCCAAAGCCGACGTCACGGCCGCAATGTTCATACAGCTGTACAAGACGAACCCTAAATTCCTACATCCAGTCTTGAAAACTGTCACGCTGCCACGGTCAACTTTACTCGACAACCATACCTACCAAACATTACACCCATTGGTTACTGAAGATGGTAAACCTTCACTACGCCAAATAATGCAACCGATTTATGCTTGCGGATTCGCTCCTGCCAAATCTCACAACAATGACACCGCTTGTGTGCAAGGCAGAATCGAAGCTGTGCGCAACCCCAACGCCCCAATACCTGCCTTTTACGACAAATGCTGCAATGAGTTCCTACAATTTTTAATACCAGATGATCAAGCAGGAACTTTCGCACCTTGGACGGAGAGTCAGGTTGAGGCACTGCAAAATCGGCCCACGCAGAGAGCTTTGGCTGAACGTGCGAAACCCTTTTCGCACTACCTACACATGGTAGTGAAGTCGTTTCAAAAGGCGGAACCGTACGGGAAGGTCAATTACCCACGCAACATTTCGACCGTCCCCACTGACCATAAGTTGCGGTTCGCCTCATTCGTCTACCCTTTGGCTGAACATGTCAAAACTAACCAATGGTATGCTTTTGGTAAGACACCGAGAGAGATCACAGCTCGCCTACGCGACCTGTGCGAAAATTGTTTAACGCTTGGAGATCAGGATTACAGTTTCTATGATGGAACACATGGAATCTATAAAGATCGTGTTCGCCGAAAATTGTACTGCCGAGCGTACCCACGAGAGCACCATAAGGAACTACTACAACTCATCGACGCCATGGATCACGCCTTTGCCGTGACAACGACTGGCGTCACATACAACACTGGCACCACCATATTATCGGGCGTCGCCGATACCTCCTATATCAATACAATAATGAATGCGTTAATGTCGTACATAGCCATGCGCCTCATGGGTCTCAATATGCAGAACTCATGGGCTGGGCTAGGACTGTACGGTGGTGACGATGGCTTGAACAACATTGCCAAGCCAAAATACGTAGAGCGCGTCGCGAATAAACTGGGATACAGACTCAAAGTGGAGGAAATAAAGGCCGGTCACCCAGTACCTTTTCTAGGTAGAATCTTTCTCGACCCTTGGTCCATGGATGCAAGCATCTGTGATGTACCACGGAGGATTCGTTCGCTACATTTGACAAGCGCGCCTAAAACTGTCCCAGATAATTACATCCTTACCCGTAAAGCTGAATCCTACTTGATCACTGATCCAAACACACCCATTGTTTGCGAGTGGTCACAAGCGATTCTCCGCATACTGGGACCAACAGTTCAAGTTGCAAGGTACGAGCCTTACATCAAGAATGATTTGCCATACGTGATCAACGCGAAAGATGGGTGGACACCGCCCACTGGCATGGCTCTAGATTTTGCACGCCAACACGTGTGCGCACTGCTTGAAACAAGCTTAGATAAAGCAAACAAGCTTATAGCGGAATTGCGCCGAGCACGAGCTCTAAGTGACATCACTACAACACTGACACCAATCGTGAAAGTCGTTGTACCTGCAGTAGTTGGGGGGCAAATTTTACACCCACCCAAACCTGTTGATGCTCGCCCAAGCCCAAACAAGAACCAAGGCGTGCCCAAACAACAAATTGACACCTCGCGACAACAACGCCGGCGCCATTACACTGGCACCCGCAGCAAAATGTAACGTCACCATTAGTCATGACAAGACAATTCGCCCCTCTAGTCGAGCGAGGGCGACGTAATATATTTACACCAAAATGAACCTTATCAAATCAACACGAGCATTACGTCTCAAAGCAAAACCCAAACCCACAGCAAGCAAGAAGAAACCGAAGACACAACCATTCATCAAGCATGTTGTTCGAACGCCTGGCACTATTATTAAAACCCTCAACAGTGGCCAGAGGAACACTTCGGGCAATCCTGGTCACTATGTTGTGTGTCGTACTAACCCTTTTGCTGGTCATGGTGGTTCAGCTATTCCAGACGGCAAGAACTCAAATTTTGTCGTTACTGACACTTTTGCTGTCAATAACTTCAACCCAACAGCAGCAGGACAGACCATCGTCATACAGACCCTCAACACATTACCAGCGCTCGCTATGATTGGTTCAACCACTAACATAGTCGTCGACACGGTAACTGTAACTGGTCTCACTAGCCTGCAACCTGTTGCTAATGCACCAGGTTCGAGTTATTACCCCGTATGCATCCCCGGCCCTTACGTAGGAACTGGAGCACCTGGCGTGCTCTTCGCTGATCCATACACTTCAAC